TGTTGCTAGAAATATTTTCAAATCTTAAGCCATCATATAATACAAAATGTTCTCCAGTAATAACATTAGAATCATCATGAATACAAGTATAAATTCTTACACCATTTACAGAACTCCAAGAGAAGTTAGGCTCTGTTGTAAAATCTGATAAACTTTTTGTAACAACTTGATATCTCATTAAATCTATGTCTGTATCTTGAAGTGCAATATTTATATAGGCTCTTGATTGAGAAGCTCCTGAATTATTTAAAAACTCTAGTCTAATTTTAACATTGTCTGGAGCCTGTGAATTTATACCATCTCTTGCCAAACTAATTACTGAGAATGCTAACTTAATTTGATCGGTTGGTAAGTTCTTTCCTAAATTTAAATTAATAGAATTGTTTTCAATATAGTATGAATCATTGTCAGTAGTATCTATTAAAGAAGAGCTTGCTGAAACTCCTAAAACTACAGAAGTGCTTCCAGAAACATTAAGACTTTTAGTTAAATACCTTGGGGGTTCTCCTCTATTAACTCTATCTGAATATTCAAAAATTGGAGAATTACTATTTATAAACTGAAAAACATCAAGGACGTAGTTTTCTGAAGGTATAGAAGTAGCAATGTCACCAACATTTATAGGATCAATCCTTAGCTCTCCCTTATATTTAACTGTTCCAGAATCATTTTCATTATTAGAGTATGCCCAAGGCTCTGAATTACTAAATGTTGAAATAATTCTGCTATCAAAGTTTCCAGCCACTGCGTTATTCTCTGCTGGATAGATTCCAAGCTCAGTCATTTGATATCTTTGTTCAATAGGAAGTTCTGCTTTAAAAACAATTTTTTCTTGACCATTTTCTTTTAGTAAACCTTTTGATAAAATTGGAACTCTTGCTACTTCAAATCCTAAAGATTGAACACTTGCAGAAAATGTTGCAGAAGAAGATGTAGGGTATGCTTGACCACCAACTCCAATTGCAATATGACTTGCAAATTCTGGAGCCTGGTTTAAAAGATATTTAGCTACGATATTTTTTCCATTTGTTGTAATCATGATTCCACCTTATATATTGTACCATTTGTGTCTATTTGAATTTCTACTTGTTGATTTTTTTCTAAGTTAATTAGCTCTATGACTAGATCACCATTTGTATCAATATAGTAATAACCTTTTTCACGAGTAACTATTTCATTATTCTCATCAAGATATTGATAAGTAGTATCTAGGCTTTCTAAGATTAAATAATCTTCTTGAGGTATTTTATCTTGAATATTAATTGTATAAATGCTTGTAAGCGGTTTAAACTTGTCCATAATAGTCAATTGTTTTATTGTTTCATACTTTTTTCTTATCTCAGAAAGGTTAGAAATAATTGAGTACCTTTGATTAATTCCCTCAATTGTGTCATGCCTTTCAACTCTTGATAGTTCTATTGCAGAAAGATTTTCAAATAGTAATTTTTGAATTTGTTCTGCATCAAATTGTGGAACTAGAGAAGATATGTCTGTAACATTTCTTGTTGGAGTTCTTACAACACTTGAAGTAGAGCCCGTACTTGTTGGACTAGGATTTGGAGGCATTGGACTGCTGCCGTTTACGTCTGTAGTCATTTTAAACCTCCACTACTCTTAATTGAGTCTTAATGTCTGAAGAAGATCTTTCATAGGTAGCAGATATAACTACAAACTTTTTATTCTCATCTACTAGTTTAACACCTTCTGGTAAATCGTAATTAATTTTTACCAAATCACCAAGCTGAATATGTTGAGTTCCAAAGGTATCTAACTCAAAAACTTTTCTTGGTTTAATAGTTTTATCTAATACCCATTTCATAATGTCTTTTGCAGAGTCTTCATTTTGAATATAGATTGAATCAATAGAAAAAGATTTATTTCCATATATGGATCTACTATTTTTAATATTATCATAAATTTTTTCAGACCTTCCAGGAGACACAATTGTATTTTCAATAAATACTGGATCAGAGAAATTAGAAAGCTCTTTAAAATAATCGTCTACTGTAAGAACATTAGAGATATTTTGAGTAAAGGTAATTCCTTGAATCATAATTCTATTAGTAGAACTTTCACTTAAATCTATTGCCTTGTCTGTTGTGTTAAAGATTAAGAACTCAGCCCCATAGGATCCTGGCAAAAACCCTGATATTTGATAAGATTTTTCTACAGTAAATGGAGGAACCACTTTTGCTATTAATGCTGGATAGGCTTGATCATACTTAATATTAAAATAAGCACACTCTCTTAAAATTGTTCCAAACTCTTCAAAATAAAAATCTACAGTTGGTCTTGTTTCTGTACTAATAGAAGACAAAAAAGTATTTTGAATTATTGCTGGAACAGAGTATTTTCTTAAAGAATCAGCAGAGACTACATTTTTTACCCTTTGTGCTAAAGGAACATCTTCTTCTCTTATATTTTTTAAAGCATAGATATTTTCAAACATACATTTAGAAGATCCTCTTGTAAATAGGCAAGTTTTTAATCCACTACTTGGCATTTGCAAGGGGTTGTTATCAGTTACTGTTCCTATTAATCTGTTATTTAAATAAACATTAAAGTCAATTCTATAAATTCCGCTTGAATTTCTCCGAATTTCAGCATCTAATGACAAGTCATATACTGGTATTTCTTGAGAAGTTAATCTATCAGACCCAGTAAATTTTCCTTCATCAACAACAATTCTTGCAAGAGTTCCCCAAAGTTTTTTAGGAACTGCAATATTTGTTTTTCCTGATTCTTGTGTAGAGTATGGGGTTCTTTCTACTTTATAAAAAATTATATTTTCAATTACAGAATTGTAAGAAATTGATCCAGAAACTACGGACCCCGATACTACAGATGCATTCAATGGTGCACTTGCAGTTGATCCATAATACTGAAGTATGTCTTCAGACATTGATGCAATTTCAAGGTAATAGCCAGAGTTTGTATCTGGATCAACCATATATCCAATTCCACCAGCTCCCCCAGATAAAGTTTCTAAATTGACATCTCCAACACCTCTATCAATTTTATAAAGGTCTACTGGATTCAAGGCAGACTGAGTTTTATCATCTTTTACTTTTCCAATAATTCTCATCCTAGTTCCAAAATGCCTATAGTCTGTATCTAAATCTTTATAAACATAGCTCACTAGGTCTCTATCTGTCGCTAATGACAGTCCTGTATTTTGTAAAGCTGGAACTGGATATGGTCCATTAAAGATTAATGCAGATGATTGAATTCCTGCAACATCTTGCTGGGTATAGCTAGAAAATCCTTCTGATCTTGTTGATTGTTTCATAAAGTTAGCAATCTTACTAGTTATTAAAGATTGGCTCTGTGACGTTGTATCGTTTCCAAGTGGGTATGCAGACGCTGAAACTGAAGCAGAAATCTCTCCATAAGATAGAAGATCTGTTGGCACTGTGCTAAATATATTTTGAGAATCCATTCTAAAGGACTTTCTATTATTTGAACTTTCCCAATATGAACTTAATCCAGAAAAGTGACTTGTAACAACAGTTCCAAATTGACCTCTACCATGAGATCTCACTTGACCATTTTTATACCTAACATTTTCTTCTAAATTATCAAAGTTAGATCCAGAAGCATTTTCATAGTATGGTTCTGTATAAATTCTAAGAAGCCCTGTTAAAACCATTTTTCCATTAAAAACTAGTTGAGAAAAATATTTTTGATACTCAGTATTATTTGTAATCCAAACAAGACCGTTTGTTGCAGAAGCAGATGGAGAGTCTACCTGATATTGTTGTGCATCATATCTTATAATTTCTCCATTAGCAAAAAGATATCCTTGGAATCTTGGAAGCCAAAAAGCACTTTCTCCAACATCAATCGTATTGTTTACTATTTGATGATTTGCCACAGTTGGCACAGCACTTCCAAGACTAGTTGCCAATGGAACTGCTCCAAGTGCATATCCTACATTTCCTGTTGGTTGATTTATAGTTCTGGCTTCTTGTTGATCTCCAAGCTCCCAAAGTATTGCACTTTTATACCCGTAAGTTCTTTCACTTAAACTCAAGCTGGCTTGCTCTAGTTTTGATACTTCTCTTTGTATATATCTAGTTGTGTAATTAATTTGACCATCATTTAGTATGTTTGTTTCAAAGCTAGAGATTGCTTCAATATTTGGAACAATACTATTAGTTTTTTGTCCATAAAGGGTTGTCAATCTTTCAGAAATTGCAGAGTTGTCATCCCTTACAGAAATATCTGGCATTAAATATTCTTTTGGCATTATTACAAAGTTGTTATATTCATCAAAAAACATTGCAGTTTGAGTAGCCTGTGCAAGCCTTTGCAAAATTTCTGAAACAGAAGCATCTGGTTCAACAAAGAAGAATGGAATTACTGGATCATTTGCAGTATTAATATTTTTAAATACATAGTTACTAAAGCCAATGTTATCTAGCAATAAAGCTACCGCTTTTGTTAGAGTAGAGTTTTGTAAAAATATTGAAGTAGCATTATTAGATTCTAGTATAAAAAAGGCATCTCTTAAATTTAAAGAAACATCTTCCATACCACTAGTGGCAGCTGCGGCATTTTCTGAATAGAATGTTTTTAGTGGAATAAATTTATCATATCCATTAACATCTAAAATAGCTTCATAAAAATCAAACTTAATTTGTGGTTTAAGATTATTTGCAATTATACTTCCAGTTTTAGTTGTACTATTAAAAAGATTTAATTCTGTAAAAACCCCATCATGATTAGATAGATTAATCTCTCCAGTTGAAGCAACAAGACCACCAACTGGAAGACCAAAATCTGTTGCCATAATGTTCTTAGTAATTTGATAATCTAGGGTATAGTCTGTAATATCAACCTTTAATCTTGGTGAAAACTCAATTAATTCAAATGCTTTATTTGGAGCATACATTGTTTCTACAACAACTCTAATTCCTTTAATGAAGGCAAACTCTCTATAGATATCATTGCTACCAATGCTAAAATAGTCTGGATTTAATATTTTTTTAACCAGTCCAATTCTTTTTGTATCATCTTCTTCTAATAATGAGAATCCGTATTCTACATCATAGGTTTTCCACTCTTCATCTTCTTGACTCCAAACATAGAGGATTCCTGGCTGAGAATTTGAGCTTCCAATTATATAAGCATCTCCATCTTTAACTCCTGATACAGCAATGTAAATGCTTGTGTCTGGCAACTGATCTACATTATCAAGATATTGATATAGATGAAAATTTGTTTTAAACTGTTCTGGAATTTTAACTCCATAATATATTTCTACATGACCGTCCCATGGAACTATTCTTGAGCCGTCTCTTCTTGTAGATGTTTCGTTAAAGTTTATAGCATCTGTCCAGTTATTATTAATGCCAAGGTATTGAATTTTCCATCTTTTTGGAACTGATGATTTTGTAATATCTTGAAGTGGATCTGTAACTAAGTTGTTATTAGTTCTAATTGTTCCTGGAACTAAAAATTCTCCATTAATTCCAACCGCTTCTGGATCTGCTAGGTTGGTTTGCATCTTTACAACTATTCTATTTGTGGCAACTTGATCTTTATAAGTAACAAAAGGAGCACAGTCATTTATTTTATAAGAAGGGTCTCCAGTAGTAAAAAATGTAGCAGCCTGACTAGATATTCCAAACTCTACTCCATTTTCTTTTCTATAAGAATTCCAATATTTAAACTTATCAAATCTTGAGCAAAAGTAATATCTTGGTCTTTTTCCAGACCTAATACTGTCTACAAACTTTGTATTATTTATATTTGATTCTCCAAAATAAAGAATCTTATTAATTCCAGACCTTGGTCTAAAAGGTTTGATACAATCTTTTAAAGAATAGTAAAGCTCTCTACTTGTTTCTCCTGAATAAAATGTCAAAGGCTCGTTTGGATCTTCTGTTTTATATTCAGAAAGGTAGTTAGAGTCTAATGCATTTGTATAAACATTTACATTATCTTGAGAATCATATTCTGGATATAGATTCCTGTAAACAACGCTTGCACTATCTGGTCTAAATCTATAATTTCCATAATTATCTAGGTTTGAAAAATCATTTTGATTCCATTCAGCAATAATTAAAGAATCTACATTAATACTATTTTTTGTCTGAAGATGATTAATTAAGTCATTATCTGAAAACATTATACTTCCTCAAGAGAAATAGAAATGTCCCACAGGTCGTGGTTAGTTCCGCCTCTTTTAACAACATTGTAACTAAAATCAGATATGAAAACTTCTAACACATCAGAATACTTATCAAGACTATTATAAATTCCTACGGTAAAACTTTGTGGCTTATCATAAGATAAAAACATATAAAATGATCCAGGATTGTTGCTGTACCACTCTAATAGTTCTGCTCCACCAGCACCACCATCTGCGGTATATTCAATTAAATCATCTATGTACTGACCACTTGCAGTAAATGACTGACTTCCACTAAATGATCTAGATGGTAGTAAATTGTAAGAAAAAGAAATTTCCATCTTATCTGCAATATGATAAGAACGCATATGACCATTTACCATTCTTTTTTTATTTTCAAGTCTATTAGTATTAAAACTAATATCACTTCTATTATGATCAGAAAGAATAATAAAGTCTTCTCCTTCAGTTCCAGAAATTTGTGGGACACCATTTAAAATTCCATTAGAATTGCTAGAGAAAATAACTGCTTGTGGTCTATCCCATTTTTTTCTACCACTTAAATATGAACTACTAAGCATTAGTATCTATTACTCCTTAAATTTCCTCTATTTTGTTGTGAAAGTTTAGCCATTACAACATTTGCAATATCATCTGGACTTGCATCTGTACCAGCAACATTTACATTTACGTTATATGTATTATTATACATTGTTTCAGGTCCTTGTGCTTTACCAGATTCAGGGATTCTGTATCTATCAGATCCACCAATTCCAAATGTTGGCTCACTCATTTCTGGAATCTTAAAAGCACCCATATTAATTGCTTCAAGCATTGGCAGACCGTACTTTCTAACCATAGCCTTTCTTACCATAAATTCTCCAGGAGTAGCTGCTATCTTCATAGAGTCCATTCCACCAATTCCAGGGATTTCTCCTCCAGTATGCTTTTTAAAGCTAACCTTACTGTCATATGTTGGAACATCTTCTCCAGCATCTTTTCCAACTTTTCCATTGTTTAAAACTTTTGTGTTCATTAAGGTTAGGTTGCCATCAGATATTAATTTAGATGCTCTATTAGCTTTCCAAGTAGCAAACTTAGCTCCTGGACCTACATCAACAATTTCATGAAAATTAGTCTTACTACCAGAGCTAAGTTTGTTATATAAGTCAATCATTGTATTAAACAATTTATCTCCTGCTATATGACCTTCTGGAAGATCAGGTGGCTTAGGTGGAGTAGGTGGAGTAGGTGGAGTAGGTGGAGTAGGTGGAGTCACTACTGGTGGAACTTCAGGTGTGACAGGAGCAGTAATGTTATCAGCAGCACCTCCGCCACCACCAGCACCAAGAGTTGTATTTGCAGCTTGACCAGGAGTTGTAACACCAGCAGCTTCTGATGCAACTACGGCTGCATTGTATGCATCAATTTGATCTTGGTAATCTCTTAATGCTTGACCAGTTAGATTTAGTCCCCTCATTGCTTCAATGTTTGTCTTTTGCTGTATTAACAAAATTCTTTGCTGGAGCTTCATTCTGTTTTCATCTACAACTCTTTGTCTTTCAGCATTATCATATAAGGTATTTTGAACTCCAATCATAAGCTGTTCATTAGCATAAATCTTATCACTAATTACTCTTATAGAATCTTCTATCTGTTGCCTTGTCATAAGGACACCATTGACAGAAGTAGTTATTGCTTTAAGATCTGATTGCCTCTTAGCTTCAAGCTCTGCTCTTGCATCTTCAATTCTATATTCTGTCTCTTGCTGTTGCATTGTACTTGCTGCATTTGCTGCTGCTGATATATCTCCAGATGCAAGTGCTGAAGCTAAATCAACTCTAGAACGTTCTTGCTGTGCAATTCTGTCATTTCCCTTAGCAACCTTGTCAAGAGCATCAATTCTATCATCATAGACTTTATTTACAGCTTCTTCTTGTCTAGCAATAAGTTCTAAGCCACGATTTCTATCATTGATATCACGTTGCCAAAGTTCATTCTGTCTTTCCATAACGTGAAGTTGATTTTCCAAAGCTATATTTTCCATATCTATTCCTGAAGATATGAGGTCTAATGCATCTAGAGATCTTTCTTCTGAACTCTTTGTTAGAAAATCAAGTTGTCTTTGAATATCTAATTGCTTTTTTAATTCAGCAATATATTCTGCTTTTGCTGCGGTACTTAGATTTTGATAGATTGTAACATCTACTAATGCAGCAATTTCACCACTAATACCACTGCTAACAAGTGTGTTGGTTACACTTACCTGATCTTTTAAGTCACTAACTTTTTTCTTAACATCCAAAAGACCCTGTACTGCATTTAATTTCTTTTCAGCTTCAGTCTGAGCATTTAAAGATTTTATATACTCTTTTCTTTCTGCTGCTGTCAAACTTAGATATGTTTTCATATCTACCATTGCAATAATTTCTGGATCAATACCTTGAGATACAAGAGTGTTTGTTGCTGCTAATTGTTCTCCAAGATCTTTAGTATTTTCTTTAATACTTGCTACTGCTAAAATAGCATTTAATCTTTCTTGTGCCTCAATTTGTTTATTCATTCTTGCAATAGCAATTGCTCTATTTGCATTAGAAAGGTTCATATAAATATCTTGAGGAATCATGCTAATTGCTTCTGCATTATTAGCATTTATAACTCCATCAATTGCACCTGTATATTTATTAAGTGCTGTTAATTCTTTTTTAGAATTTTTAAGCCAGTCTTTTGCTTCCTTTTGCAATTCTTTCTTTGTTTTAGCTTTGCCACTAGAGGATCCTCCGCCTCCACCTCCGCCATCTTGGTTAGAAGGAGTTTGACTTTGATTGATTCCCTGTATAGTTTTTGCAAGTTCTTTTGCTTTTTCAACTTGTGCAGTATACTCTTTCATGGCTATATTAAAAGATCCAGGTCTATAATAATCTTCTTGCTTAGGCATTTCTCCAAGCTCTAATTTTGCAGATGCAATAATAAATGATGTAACAAAAGACTTTGACTCTCCAGGACCAAGTGCGTTGTATGCATCAACTTCTGCTTGAGTCATATCCATTCCAGTAGTTTCAAATATTACTTGCTTTGTTTTTGTATCATCTCCACCAATTTTATTAATAATGTCGTCAGCTTTTGCTACAGCATCTTGCATTTCTTTTACAGGGTCTTTTCCTGTTCCTTCAAATAGTTTAAATATTTCAACAGGAGTGAATCCTTCTGGAGCAATTTCGGCAATTTTATCTATTGCATCTTGTATTGACTTAGTATAGTCTTCAGGGTTTGTAAACTCTGTATCCCCATTTAAATATTTTGTATACATTGAAATATCCCAACCATCAGGAAGGTTGTTTAAAACTGATTCTAAATCTTTTATAGAGTCTGCATTTGTTCCAACTTGAAGTGCAAGCCTTGGATCTCCAAGTTCTGTAAGAGCATTTACTATTTGATCATATGATAAAGTTGTTCCAGATGATTCAATAGCTGCTTGCATTTGTTGTGATGCTGCATCTGGATTAAGAGGACTTCCTCCACCACCAGGAATATTAAGGCTTGAAACAAAATTCTTTAGCTGGGATTCTTCAAATAAAGATTGCATTTCTTGTGCATTTACAGCTACTCCATCTTTTGTTTTTTCCAGTAAAGCTTCTTTATACAATGCCCAAACATTCTTTATATCATCAAGCTTGGTTGCATAATTTTCTGGAGTTATTCCATCAAGGGTTGAAGCAACAACTTTTCCAATAATTTCTTTTTGATTAGCATCTAAGTCATCAAATGATTTTTGGAACATTTCTGCTGAAACTTTATCTCTATCTGTTTGTCTTGCAATAAGATCTGCATTATCTTTTTCAAATCCTCCAAGTTGTAGTTGATCAGATACGGCTTGTGAAGCCGCTCCTGCATCTGGTAAATTTACAACAGCAGCTGAAATATTTTCATATGCAGTATTTCTCATCTCTTCTATTTGTTTTTCTCTTGCTTCAAAATCTTCTAAGGATATTGTTCCATTTTTTCTTTCTTCTCTAAGAAGAGATTCAGCATTGTTTAATTCTTTAATAGTTTGAATGCTAGAGCCAAATGTTTTACCAACTACTTCAATTTGTTTGTCAAGTTCATCCATTGCTTTGTTGTATTTAAACAGTCCAACTGCTAGACCTGCAACAAGTCCAACAGCTGTTCCAATTACTGGAACTACTGTTCCAGCACTTGCACCAAGTGCTGCTGTAGCTCCAGCCATTGCAAGAAGTCCAGCTGCACCTCCAACCATTAATGCTGGACCTGCGGAATTTACAGCAATAGCAGTACCACCTGAAACTCCTGGAATAGGGCTACTTGCTTCTGGAATAGCATTACTTTTAACATCTTGAATATCATTTCCAAGACTTTGTTGTCTTTTATTAATTTCATTAATCATTGCCTGAGAACCACTTTCTAAAGTGCCAGACTTAATTAGTGCTATAACTTTTGACTTTAAAAGTGCATCATCTAATGCAAAAGCAATTGAAGATCCAAATGCTTCTGCTTTATCTGGAGACATTCCATCTGCTATAGCAAAGGTCAACATTGATGCAACTTTTTCATATCTTTGTTGTGAAGAAAGTTTTTTCATTTCTTCTATAAGTTTTTTGCCTTCATCTGTATCAAAGTATGGCATTATTTCAGAAGCATTTTGTGCTTGTTTTTCTGTAAATCTAAAGTCTGCATTTCCAGATCTTGTTGATGCAAAACCGTATCCAGTTGCTTGAGCCATAGTTTCCATTCTATTTGCTGCACCACCCATATTTGATCCAGCAATTGCAGAAGATTTTGACAAACCATCAACGTGCTTTCTTATCATATAGAATGCTCCACCAAGCAATCCTAAGGCAGCAACCACTCCTCCTATAACTGGACCCATAGAAGCAAGCATTGGAATTATACTCATTGCTGCACCTGCCCCCATTAAGGCTTGAGCTTTCTTTGGATCTTCTACTGTGCTTGAAGCCATCATTGGAATCATTGACCCCATCATCATTGCCTGACTAATGCCAGCACCTCTTCCAGCCATAGCCCCAGATATTGTGCTTGGTAAAGCTTTAGCAGCAACAAGCAAAGACTTTCCATAGTTGGAAGTTGCAGTTACCATGCTCTTTGCACCATTTGCCATTGTTGTTTTTAGAAGGTTTGTGCCAGCTGCCATTGTTGGTCCAATTTTTGCAAGATTAGCATTTATTCCAACCATTCTATCTGTATGAATAAGTTGCTGTCTCATTACTTGTTTTTCAACATTTTCTCTTAACATAGTATACTTTGCACCAACATTTGCATATGCCGTATTGCTCATAGATACTTTATTTAAAGAGTCTTGCAGTCTCTTACTAGTTTGTGCCATTTCATATTCAAGTCTTTGTCTTTCTCTTGCCATTCCTGCAAAGTCCTGACCTCTTCCTTGACCACGGTCTGCTGGATATTGTCCAGATCCTTGGTTTCCTCTTTGAGCACTTCTAGGTAAATCCTTAACCTTTCTATTTGGCATTCTTGTGCCAAAGTATTGAACTCCTGGCATTCCACCCTTGTTAAATCCTTGAACATTTCCATCATTAATTGACTGTAATAAAGGAAGGTTCTTTCCAGTAGCTTCTTTATTAACTACAAATTCCCCTGGAGTTAGCATAGCTGGAACTGTATCAGTATTGCCCATTCCTGGAACAAGAGTTCCACTATTGGCTTTTAGCATTCCTTGGAATTTTGAAGCACTTGAATAAATATCTCCACCAAGACCTCTAATTGAAGTAAGGTCTCTAAGCATAATTGCAGAGTAGGCTTCATCTGCATTTCTATATCCAGCTGCCTTTGCTGCTTCATCTAGCTTTGTTCTATCTCCAACTCTAGAAGGAAGTTTAAATGCAGACACTCTTGAAATAGATGATTCAACCGCATCATCATACATTTTTGTAAACTGTGCCTTAGTTAATCCTTCACGAGCAATAGAATCTCCAAGCATCTTAACAAAGTCTTTTGATGCCCCTGTTTTTTCAAGAACTTGAGTAATTGCCTTTGCAGTATAAGCTCCAGTATTTGTTGCTTCACTTCCAAAGCTAATTTCAGACCCAGTGGCTCTTCTAAAAACACCCTTTGAATTTCTAGTAAGTTTTACACCTGCAGCACCAGGGTCTACTGTTACTAATCTTCCTCCACCAGTTGAAAGAATGTTACCAGCCGTTGCATCCATATCTCCAAGCATTGAGGAGGCTGGAATTTGCTTTAAAAGTTCTTTGGTAGGAAGTGTTGATCCTGGCTTCATTCCTGGAATCATTGGAGCAGTTGTTGCAAAGATTTCTCCTTCAGGACCATCCATTCTTACAATTCTTGAACCAGGAGTTGCAGTACCTGCAATTCTTCTTCTTGCAGCATTTCCAATTAATTCTGCCTGAGCTTCTTCAAGAGTTGAGAATGGCTTAACAAACATCTTTCTACCATTAACATCATAAACTCCAGCTAACTTTTGGAACCTACTACTATGTCCTGCTGAGTCTTCAATTTTTTGTCCAGTAAATTTTTTAATCTGTGAAGATTTAACAACACGATTTGGCATTCTTGCACCAAAATATTGCATACCTCCAACGGCTCCACCTTTATTAAATTCTGTTGACCCTCCAAATTTATTTTCTACATTTATAACTTTTCCATTTCGATCTTTAAATTGTAAAGTATTTCCATTAGAATCAATAGCACGAAGCTTTGAGCCAGGACCTGCTCTTAAAGGAACATTATTTTTTATAAAATGTTCGTTTAGTCTATCATTTACATTTCTATCTGTTACGCTAATTTTATTACCTGGAGGAAGATCTTTATTGGCAATATCTACAAGGTCTGATTTAGCTGGAAGTCGTAGCCCAGTTATTTGAGCAGCACCCCTCATGTTTGGATATGCTGTATTTCTTGCCTGATTCAACATGTCGTCAGTTATGTTTACATTTCCTTTAGCTGTCCTAATAGCTAAAAGCTCTCTATTTAAATCATCTACAAATTGTGAATTTGATACACCTGGATACACTCTTAAAAATGCAGCGTCTCTACCACCTTGTGTAAATGATACTGCACTAGGATTACTCCTAAGCTCTTGCATTACATCATCAATTGATCTAGGAGTATTTGTATTTCTTCTAGCAGCTTGATTAATAGTTGTTGAAAAATTTGCCCAATCATCGGTTAAAGCTTTTACGGGATAGTCATGATCAAGCAATATTTCTGCAAGTCTATCCTTTTGAGAACCCTGACCTATCTTGCTTCCTGGAAGTCTTTTAATAGCCTCGTATTGTGCTCTAGAGCTAATCATCTCATTGCTGTCAAAATGAGTTCTTTGTGTAGAAATAGGTCTAGGAACTCTTGAAGCCTGACCTTCTTGCATGTCTTGTGCAAGTCTTTCTTCTGCTGCACGACTTGTAACTGGTATTTTTCTTCTTGTTGACTGACTTGAGTATTCTACTTCAGGGGAACCAAAAGCTCCAGATCTTCTAGGGATTCCCTTACCCATTTTTGCAGCCCTTGCCATTCTTGCTGCTCTTACAATATTTCCTATATTAAGATATTGGACTCCTGCCATTCCACCAGAGTTTAATCCTTGAGGAGTTTTTCCATCATTAATAGAATGTAATAGTCCAAGATTGTTTTTAGTTGCTTCTTTGTTAATTACAAATTCTCCAGGGGTAAGCATTGCTGGAACGGTGTCTGTATTGCCCATTCCAGGAACGGTTGTTCCTCCAGACATAAATATTTCTCCACCAGAATTTCTTCTTAAACCTCTTATTCTAATTGGAGTAGTTTTACCTGCAGCAGCTCCAGCAGCAGCAGCTACTCCAAGCCCAGGTCTAGTGGCTGCTGCTTGTTGCTGAACTGCTATTAAAGCCCTGTATTCTGCAACAAGACCTGCTACTGCATTTCTAGCTGCTCCAGTAGAAGTTGCCTGTTCTAGCATTGCAGCGTTTGCTATTTCTGTAGAGCTTGCCAACTGTCTTGCAGCACCAGCTGCTTCCAACTCTTCAATTGATAAATATTTTGTAGATTGCGTAAGTGCTTTTACTGCTGCTACTGGACCACCCTTTATAAGTGCCTTTCCAAAAATTCCAAATCCGTGAGTTATTTTTCCAAGAGTTCCAAGTAAGTTAATTAAAAGACCAAGGAACATTGTTCCAGCAGGAACTACAACGCCAACAATGACTGCTGCAATAGCTGCAAACTTTTTTTGACCATCTGAAAGACCATCAAATTTTTCAACAATCTTTGTTAAGAAGTTTACAACTGGAATTGCCATTTCAATAAATATTTTTCCAATTGGTTCAAGAGATAATTTTAATCTTTCTACTGCCCCAATAAGCTGTGTACCTAAAGCATTTTCTACTGCACTAAGTTCTTTTTCTGCTGTAGCCCTTAATGCTGTAACATCATATTCCATTAAACTTAAAACTTGACTTGCTTGAGATCCATCTCTAACAATATTTTCAAACAAAGCACCAAGTCTTGCATACTGATACTTTCCAAATACCTTTTCTAATGCCTGTTGTTTTGAAAAATCATCCAGACCTTTAAGTGCTTGACCAAAAGCAAATACTGTTCCCATCAAGTCTCCACGATTTGTAGAAATAATTTTATCTAAATTAATTCCAAACCCTGATAAAGTTTCTGTTGCTGCTTTTGTTGGATTAATTAAAGATGCAAGACCAGACTTTAGAGCGTTAGCACCCTGTTCTGCACTAACACCACCTTCTTGCATTGCTGCAAGGAATACTGACATATCTCGGACATCTCCACCAAGACCTTTAATAACTGGTGCAACTCTTGGAATTGCTGCAGATAAATCTTGTAAAGAAACAACAGTTTGGTTTTCAACCATATTTAAAAAGTTAATTGTATCTGCTAGGTCTTCTCCAGATAATCTAAAAGCAGACTGAAGTGCAATAGTTGTTTTAAGTGCTTCATTTTGATCCATTTGACCAAGTGTTGCAAGTCTTGTTGCCTGTCTTGTTGCATCTACCAAATCACCATTCCTTGCACCAGATGCTGCAGCCTGTGCTGCAAGTCCAATAGTATCTTTTACTGCAATTCCATACTTTGTAAATTCTTCAGAAAGTTGTCTAACCTGTGCAATGTTTTGATTAATTTCTTCTGGAGTTGTAAAAGTATCTCCATATACCTTTTTAAGATTAACTAATTGCTTTTCAATATCCATAAAGGTTCTACCTGCAACTGTTCCTAAAACAGTTAATGGAACAGTAAATCCAACCATAAGCTGACGACCAGCCCACTGAACATTTTTACCAAAATTAATCATGTGGGTAGTACCCTGTCTAAACATTGTATTTAGAAGAGCTTGTCTTTCTGCAGCTATTGCTGCTTTAGACGAAAACGCATCAAGTGGTCTAATTGCAAGGGCTTCCCCCATACCCTTTGCTGATGCACCAGTATTAATAAACTGTGTTTGGAGTGTAGATGCTCTTCTTGCTGCAAGGTCCATAGTTGCTGCAAAACCAGCACTGTTTTTATTAAAAGCAGAGCTAAAAAATTGACCTAAAGTTCCTTTTCCCTTTTTTAAGGTACTATCAAGATTTGCAGCAGCAGAATTCATTCTCATAAATTCTGAAGTAAATAGTCCACTTGCATTTATTGCTTTAGAAAGATCTTTTGTATAGTCAGAAGCAAACTTGCCTTGGGCAAGATTTCCCTTAGCCAAGGCAGCGTTAAATGAGTTTATTTGATTTTGAAGTGCCTTAAGCTCAGTAGCAGCAGATCCAGTGTTAATCTGGATGTCAATAATGCCTTTAGCTACTCCAGCCATTAATTAATCACCTCATATTCCAAGCCTTGTCCAATGCCAAAACCAGCTCTTGTAGCTGCAGCACCTTGCAATGCAAGGATGTCATTAGGATTTGATGTAACGCCTTTGCTATAAACTCTGGCTTTCATTTCTTCCCATTTATTTCCAGACGAAGAGGATTCATCTATATTAACGCCTTGAAGTGCTGCTAAAAATTTTCTATCTTCATAGTCTTGATTATTTTTAGCCTCTAGTATTGCTACTAATTCAGGCATTGATATAGATTCCTCCATTTCAGAATAATTCTTCCAGAATCCCAAAAGAAATATTCTTGATTCTAACTCAGCAAGATCTAGTTCGTCCCAACTAGAGCCGCTGCCAGTGCGTTTGGGTCATTTAATTTGATCCCTGCTGCCACTTCAAGTACCTTGTACACAGTTGGGAGATCCATGATTTCCTCTAACTGCTCCTTAGTTGCTAATTCTGCATTGTATTGCTTCATTGCAATTACAGCACAATTTAACAAAAGATCCATTGATTTGATATTATCTTCTGCAATTTTTGGATCACTAATCTTTTGAAACTCTTTCATAAAATCTCTCAATAAAGAAATCTTAAGTGGTTTCATAGAAATATTAGAGCCATCTAACAGTTCTACTTCTACAACTTCATATACGCTAGTTGCCATTTATTCCTCCTATAGAATATATTCAATTATATCATAGAAGCCTTATAAAACAAACAATGCCCACCCTTTTTAGGGGGTGGGCAAAGTCTCTATATTTAGTTTTGGTTAAGCACCAACGACACGATCAACGATCTTGCCGTAGGAACCATTGGATGCTGGAAGCAAACGGAATGTAACTTCATACATAGAAGGTTCGTACGGCAAGAT